AGCGGCCCCAGCAGGCGCCGCAGGCCGCGCCGCAGCCCGCGCCCGCCCAGCAGCAGCTGGACGTGTACGACGAAGACATCCCCTTTTAGGGAGCCGGGCGTGCAAGTCCTGGACTCGCTGATTGACGGGCCGCTGAGGCTGCGAAACCGCAGGGAGGGCGACGAGCTCATCGGCATGATCGTCCGGTACCTGCGGACCGGCGAGGAGCCGGAGCCGCGCACGGACGCCCAGGAGGCCGTGCTGATAGCCATACGGCCCGTCATGGAGACCTCGCGCTCGCGCATCGTGGCGGGAGGCAACGGCGGGAGCAAAACGCCAAGCAACGGCGAAAGCAAACGCGCAAGCAAAACGGTAAGCAAAACACCAAGCAAGCGCACAAACAAAACGCCAAGCAACGGCGAAAGCAACGATGCGAGCAAACGGGCAAGCGAAGAGGAAGAGGAAGTAGGAAGAGGAATTAAGGAAGAGGAGAGAGGGAAGAAGGCGCGTTTCCGCGCCCCCTCCCCCGCCGAGGTGGACGAGTACGCCCGAAGCTACGCGGCCTCCAAGGACCTCGACCTCGACTCGACCGACTTTGACCCCGAGCGCTTCGTCGACTTCTACGCCCAGAAGGGCTGGATGGTCGGCAGGACGCGGATGAAGGACTGGAGGGCATCGGTGCGCAACTGGGTGCGCTCATCGAAGCCGAGGGAAGGAAAACGGGAGGTGAACGATGCCGGAGACGATTTTTCCAAGTACGACTGAGTGCCCGCACTGCGGCGCGGCGCTCAACGCCCGCTACACGCAGCTGGGCACCAGGCGCCTGTTCTGCGGATACGAGCAGTGCGGGTGCGAAGGGGCCGTGGCGGAGCGCGAGGCGATCGCCGCGCGGGAGCGGTATGAGGCCGAGAAGGCCGTCGCCGAGAAGCGCAGGCGCGGCCTCGTCCGCGTTGGAGTCCCCGAGCGGTACCTGGACCTCGACCACCCCATGGCCGACGAGCTTGCGTCCGCCATGGAGGGCGGGCAGTGGCTCTACCTGTGGGGTGACGTCGGGGCGCGCAAGACCACCTGCGCCGCAGCCGTGGCGACGCGCCTGCACGACCGCGGCAAGTCGCCGCTCATGGTGCCGATGTACCGGGTTCTCGACGAGATCCAGCGCAGCTTCCACGACGGCGGAGACCCGCTGAAGCGCTACGCGGAGTCGAGCTACCTGCTCATCGACGACCTGGGCAAGCGCAGGCCCACGGGCTTCGTGCTCGACAGCCTGTTCCAGCTCATCGACCAGCGCTACTCGTCCATGAGGCCGACGCTGGTGACCACGCAGTACAGGCCGAGCGACCTCGTGCGCAGGCTCGCCGAGCAGGGCGACGCCGACACGGCGAAGGCCATCGTCTCGCGGTTGCGCCACGGGGCGAGGGTCGTCGAGTTCGACGGCCCGGACGGGAGGCTCTCATGATCCTCGACGCGGGCCTGCTGAGGGGGTGGCCGAAGGAGCGTGCCGAGCTGTACGGCAAGCCCCACCTCGGAGCCCGCTACACGGGAGGGCGCTCCTACGAGCTGACGCAGCCCCGCTGCTGCGTGTGCGGCAGGCGTGCCACCAACTGCCACCACGTGGCGCAGCGCAGCTGGGGGCAGGAGTTCCGCTTGGTGACGCCGAACGGCACGTGGAACCTGAAAAGCCCGCTGTTCGCCCTGTGCGGCAGCGGCACGACCGGGTGCCACAACAAGTTCCACGGCGGCGCGGGGCTGAGGGCCGAGTGGCGGTGGCGCTCCGAGGCGTACGAGGAGGCGTGGTGGACGGGACAGCTCCTGCAAGCCTACAGGCCGCACGACCCCGGCCTGTACGAGTACGGCTACTGGGCCATAACCGACCGATACGGAGACGAGATCATCAGAGAGGGGAAATGACGATGAATGTCACCAACTGCGAGCAGTACGTGCTCGCCGAGCTGGACTGCGAGAAGCGCCGAAACGAGCGCCTCGCGGCAGAGAACGACAAGCTGTCCGAGCAGCTCGACGCCATGACGAAACTGGCCGAGAGCTACAAGGAGGCCCTCGACCGGCCCAAGACGCCCATCGAGGTGGTGGCCGACGAGGTCATGCGCCAGGAGATGCTGACACGCTTCTCCTACGCCGAGGTGACGGGAGTGCAGGACCTGTACACCGGAAAGCTGCTCGACTTCGACGAATGGTGCCACCAGGCGGTGCGCCTGAAGACGCTGCCGGACGGCATCAGCGAGGAGGAGCTCATCGGGTTCATGAGCGAGGACCTCCGCACGCTCTACGACTACGAGGTGCACAAATGTACCAAGCAGAAAATGCGCTCCGCCGACGTCGAGGGGCTCACCGACGAAAGGATTGAGACCGTTGGCAACCGAGATTAACCCGCTCATCATCCCGTTCGACAGTCTGCTGGTGACGAGGAGCAAGCGGGAGTACCGCGAGACCGTTCAGGGCTGGGGTGAGGAGCCGTGCGAGCTCGAGGGCCTCGACGGCGTGACCACAGCGGTGCGCGGCAAGGGCGTCGTCATCTGGGTCAGCAAGAAGCTCAAGGGCTGCGACCTCTACGGACTCGCCGCCCACGAGGCGACCCACGCGGCCTGCGACATGCTCGACATGATCGGCGAGGACGAGCCCGCCGCCGAGGAGCTGGCCTACATGGTGCAGTCCATCACCACGGCCATCATCATCGCCTGCGAGGGGGCGTGACGATGGCCGACCCCAAGGTGCTGCGGAAAACGCAGCTGCTGCGCCTGCTCGTGAACGAGCTGTGCGACAGCATCGAGGCCCGCGAGGCCAAGGAGTCGAACCTCCATACCTACCCGAGATTCGGCTACGGCGGCCTCGAGGACGGCCAGGGCAAGACCCAGATACAGAACGACATACGCAGGTGCAGGAGAACGCTCCTCGACCTGTGGAAGCTGATCGGGAGGCAGTGAAGATGACTAGGAACGTCTACGGCGGCTACTGCCGCGAGTGCGGCAGGTGGACGCCTCCCGGGTTCGGGCACTTCGAGCGCTACCGCGGCGGCTGGCGCGTCCACTGCGTCGAGTGCGCGAGCGGGCGGAAGCTGCCGCCCGAGGGAGACCAGGCGGCGCAGGACATGCGGCGCCACGTAAGGAATATGGTGAACGACGGAAGGTACGGGAAGAGGGGATACAGATGATGGGGAACGAGAGGCCGGACATCTATGCGGACGGACTCCGGGAGGAGCGCTGTGAGAACTGTCTGCACTGCTGCGCGACGGTGCTGCGCACCGTCCACGGCGTGGAGCGCACCGAGTACGAGTGCGTGCGGCGCCCGGAGTTCGTGCACCGCACGCAGGGGCTCGCCAGGTGCAACTACTGGGAGTCGCGATGAGCGGATGGGATGAGCTCGGCCGCGAGCAAGACATGGCCGCGGCGAGGGCCGTCGGCTACCTCGAGGGCATGTACGACGTGGCCGTCGTCAGGAAGAGGGTGGCGTAGATGCGAGTTCTTATCGCCTGCGAGGAGTCGCAGCGCGTGGCGCTTGAGTTCCGGAAGATGGGGCACGAGGCTTACAGCTGCGACCTTGAGGAAGCGGGGGGGGGTCACGACCTCATGCACCTCAACGTCGACGCTCTCCAGATGCTCAAGCTCAGGTGGGACCTGGTGATCGCGCACCCGCCATGCACGTATCTCACCGTCACCGGCAACCGCTGGTTCGACGAGGGGAAGTACGGCGACAGAGCGCGCGAGCGCAAGGCTAACCGTGAGGCCGCCGTCGAGTTCTTCATGGCGTTCGCCAAGTGCGATGCGCCGCACGTCGCAATCGAGAACCCCGTCGGCTGTATGAGCACAAGATGGCGCAAACCGGACCAAATCGTGCAGCCGTACATGTTCGGCGACCCGTTCGAAAAGAAGACGTGCCTGTGGCTGAAGGGGCTCGAGCCGCTCAAGCCGACTGATGAGGTCGAGCCTGAGCCGCGCAAGGTCTTCAAGTCAGGCAACTCCATGCCGGCATGGTACGCGGACGCCTGGCATCTGCCGCCACACGAACGCGCCAAGGTTCGCAGCCGCACGTTCCCGGGCATCGCAAAGGCGATGGCCAACCAGTGGTGCGAGCAGATCGGGATGGAGGGCGTATAACGCCAGATAAGGAGGAATGATGATTCAACTGCCAAAGGATGCCGACGGTCGAGAGATTCCGCTAGATACCAAGGTGCTGTACGGCAGCGGCGGCACGTCCCGAAACATCGTGTACTGGGTGTACACGGTCGATTCCGACCTCGAGAAAGAGTGGGGGAACTGCTGGCGCGCGGTCACGGACGCGGGCAGGAAACTCGACGCCGAGCTCATGTACCTCACCGAACCCGACAGCTGGGAGAAGCTGGAAGAGGACTTGGACAAATGCGTCGCAGAAGGCACCGCTTGCACGTACTTCAGCAAGGATGGAACCTGTCAAAGTTGTTCTCTCAGCAATATAACAACTGGTTGCTCTCCGAAAGTGATTGAGGACATCGTATCCCGCATCCGCAAGCTGAGGGGTGAGGCCTGATGGCGACGCACAGGCTCAAGATTCAAGAGCAATACGCCGACGCCGTCCTGAACGGCACCAAGACGTTCGAGATTCGCAAGAACGACCGGGGTTACAAGGTCGGCGATGAGATCGTATTCGACGTTGTCACGAACGAAGGCTACGCCGTCGGGGAAGCAGCCAGGCATCCGCTCAACGGTGAAGTCTACCGAATCGACTACATCCTCGACGACTTCGAGGGCCTTGCCCAGAAATACGTGGCGCTGGCCATATCCAAGGTGGACGAATGATTACCGATGAAAAGCGCCGCGAGGCGGCGGCGAAGGAGGTATAGCCATGGCATACAGCGACTACGGCGCGTTCGTGTACCTCAACGGCGAGCGCAGAACCGACAAGGAGGACGTGGGCGTATACGACACCGACGAGGGTTCCCTGCCTACTGGACTCCGCGTGTACGCGAACATCATGAAGCACCATGACGGATTCGAGTGGTTCGAGTTCTCGCACCATGGAGTCATGGGCGACGGCAATGTCCGCGTCGGGTGCTACAAGCAGGGTTGGCCGGAGGTCTACGAGTGGGAGGACGGCGAGGACAAGCCGACCATATACACGTTCGATGCCCTTTCCCGCAGGTTCGGGTGGGACGGTTACGAGGAGTACGGCGACACGAGGTACGCCGCAGACGAGTACGACGAGGAGTTCGACTTCCTTGGATGGCACTTCCACTTCTGGGGCGACGATACCGGCGGTACTCCGAGGTACGGGGCGACCATGAGCCGCGACGGAGAGACCTGGGAGTGCGACTACGACTGTATGTTTGGAGCTGGTTTCGATGACATTCACTAGCGAAGAGCGACGCGAGATGGCTGAGAACCTGCGACACCTGACCATCGGCCACTCCATCCAGTACAAGGAGCAGTTCTTCGACGAGCTTGCCGAGGTGGTGGTCGGCTTCGAGGACTACCATGACTTCGATGTTGTCCTCGATAAGCTCGCTGATCTCATTGACCCGGAAGGGGGAGACGATGATTAACGACGAGGAGCGCAAGCGAGCGGTGGCTGAGTTGCGCGAAGCATCGACCGGGGCATACCGCCACGTTGATTCACTCGACGTGATTGCAAACTCAATCGGCGTCGAGGTGGACGGCAAGTTCATTCACGAGGTTGAGAACGAGACGTACGCGGCCCTTGCAGACCTAATCGACCGTCCGACATGTCACAACGTCGCCGACTACACCAAGGAATCATTCAAGTGCTCAGAGTGCGGGTGCCGCGTGCTGGTGCCCGGCGACAGGCCGGACGGTGTGCTCGTCGTGACCTCCGAGGCGTTCCCAGTCGACTGGTACTCATGCCCGGTCTGCGGGGCGGTGGTGGTGGAAGATGAAGCGTATTAAGTTCGCAAGGCCGGTCGATTGCCCGACGTGCGGTGCGACCCCGTCGCACCAGAAGTGGAAGCCGCGCAAGCTGGTCTACACCAACGAGATGGTCGCGATAGGGGACGTCGACCCAGTCGACGCCGTCCACTGCCCTAGGTGCGACCTCGTCTTCGGCGTCGTGCATTACGAGCATGACGACACGTACATCACGAGCTGGACCGAGTTCGAGACTGTCCCACGGTATTGCCCGTGGTGTGGGGAGGATTTGACTGATGATTAGCGACGAGCAGCGCCGCGAGGCGGCGGCGAGCCTGCGCGGGTCGAGGGGCTTCTTCAACAGCCTGCCGAGGACCGTCCTCGAGCCGTTCATATTCGACATCTTCGAGCGCGTGCTCGAGTGCGTCGGCTATACGGAGGGCAACGTATTCGACTATCTCGCCGACCTCGTCGACCGCGGCGAGTGCGAGAACGTCTACGACGGGAGCGTCCAGGACTCGTGCGACAACGGCTTCCTGTGCTCGGTCTGCGGCTGCAAGGTCGAGGACGAGGAGCACTACCGCATGAGCGGCGTCTGGAACTATTGCCCGCAGTGCGGGAGGAAGGTGCGGCATGGCTGACGAGATGAGGCCGGCGCCGTCGCCGTCCGTCGACCTGTGGAGACCGGATGGCCCCGCCGCGAGGGCCGCGGCCGCCATCATGGCCAACGCGGTGGCGAGCTTCAACGAGGCCCTCGTGCCCGTGCTGCGCGGCGTGAGGCGCGAGGCGAGGGCGCTCTGCAAGAGGCTCGACCCGAAATGGAGGCGCGCCCGGATTCGCGCGCCCAAGAGGTCCCGCCGCAACGTGGAGACGCTCAAGCGCGAGGGGAGGTGCAGGTGATGGCGACCGAGTACGTTCTGGACGCCGACAAGATCGCCCATTGGCGTATCGACAACCACGTCCCGCTGAAGCAGCTGGCGCGCGCCGCCGGGGTGAACCTCAGCAGCCTGAGCCATGCCATCAGCAACGGCAGGGAAGTGAAGATGAACCTGCTGCTCAATCTGGCGGAGGCGATGGGCGAAGACCCGCGCGACGTCGTGAGGAAGAAGGTGGAGAGATGAGATTCGAGATAATCGAGCGCCACATCATCGACGTGCCTGACAGCGAGCTCACGGACGGCGAGCGCCCCTTGGGCAAGATGGCGCTCGTTGAGGTTCTCGACGTCATCGCGGAGAACCCGCGCAGGTTCATCGAACGGTACGAGATGTACCGCGAGGAGGTGATCCGCCTTGGGGGCAAGCTGTGATCCGGGCTACAACCTCCCGGACGGATGCACCGGCGCGGCAATCGACAGGCACTTCGGCGAGGGCAAGCCCACTTGCGCCGAGTGCATCAAGATGTACGAGTGCTGCTGCGACTACGGCATCTGCGAGGTGGAGTTCGACGACGCCTTCCGGGAGAAGTTCGACGGGGCGGACGCGGAGCCGGGCGACGTCGCCTATTGGGCGCTCCCGTGGATAGCGGACCACATGAGGGACATGCAGGAGGAAGCGTGCGCCATGTTCTGTGGCTGATGCCGCTGGCGGCGCTTACCGCGCTGCTGGCGTGGGCGGCGAGGTCCGCATGGGCGCTCGCCGTGGTTCTGACCGTTCTCGTGCGCATGGCGTGCGGGTGAGATTGGAGGATTGAATGGACGAGATTGGAAGGCTGATCGGCAGGCTCATCGGGTGCCTCATCATGACGGTGCTCGTGTTGCTGTGCGTCGCCGCAGTGCTGTGGTGCATGCAGCTGGTCGTGGGGCTGGTCGCATGAGTGCGGGCGAGAGGGTGGCGCGGCAGCTCCGCGACGCCGCGGCCCTGCTGGAGTCCATGGCGGAAGACGTGGCGGGGGACATCGACGAAAGGTTTGTGCTGCTGCCCATAACGCTCACCATCAAGATAGGAAGCACCGACGAGACCCCGACCCTGTCGGTGAAGAAGGACTACCTCGCGAGGAAACGCCTGGCATGACGTGGAGCTCCAACGGCAACGCCGAGCGCAAGCTCAAGGCGAGGCTCCGCGCCGAGGGCAGGCCGTGCCACATATGCGGACAGCCCATAGACTACAGCCTGCCGCCCGGCACGCCGTGGAGCTTCGAGGCCGACCACGTGGTGCCGAGGGCGAGGGGCGGCGCGGTGCTGGACTACGCGAACCTCGACGCGGCGCACCGCATCTGCAACCAGAGGAAGGGCAAGCACATGCCGGGCGACGCGAGGCCCGTCGAGATAAGGCGCACGAGGCTGTTCTGAAGGCTCGAGACAACTGAATAGGCGGGGCTGAAAAGCCAAACTGGAGGCGCGGTCGTTTGCTCGGCTGCGCCTCACTGTTTTTTGGGGCGCTGAGCCGCCGATGGCGGGGGCATTGCCCCTCCCCGGGGGTGCACGGACACCCATCGCTGCCAGTGCCGATTTCCCCCCGCCCCATGACCCCAGGGCTGGGGTAGGCCGCGAATCTCACCCGCATCGCACAATGCGGGCACGAGAAAGGAGGCCGGGATGCCGGAGATGCCGGAATCGGTCGCATCCGATGACTATCAATCGCAGATCTGGGCGAGCGTCACCGCATCGGGGCGCTTCTCCGACGAGGACGCGCCGAACATCGCGCTGCTGTGCTACTGGCATGCCGTGGCGAAGGCCGCGGAGGACGCGATGAGCAAGGGCAAGTCCGTGAAGGTGCTCGACCCCGTCGGCTACAAGCCCATCAAGGCGAAGAACGGGCGGCACGCCATCATGGAGCGCCCGCACCCTGCCGTGTCCGTGCTCAAACAGGCGACCGCCGAGATACGCGCGCTCAACGAGCTGCTCGGGCTGTCGCGCAAGGCAGTGCCCATCCAGGTGCAGCAGGCGCGTCCGCAGAGCGACGGCGCTAGGGTGCTGAGCCTGATGTTCGCCGACCGCGAGCGCAAGGCCAAGGCGGCGGGTGCCTGATGGAGCCCAGGCAGACGCCGACATACGAGGCTAACGTCCCTGAGGACCTCAGCGGCGACGGCGAGATGGCCTGCGAGCTCGCGACCGCCTACTTCGGCGACCCGCTGCCGTGGCAGCCGCACCTGCTCGACGCGATGCTGGCCCGCGACGCGCGCGACAAGTACCTGCTGCGCACGCTGGGCATCTCCATCCCGCGCCAGAACGGAAAGAGCTGGGTGGTTCGAGCCCGCTGCTTCTACGGCGCGCTCAACGGCGAGAAGATCCTGTACACCTGCCAGCACGGCGACACCTCCGACCAGATGTTCAAGGAGCTGTCCCAGCCGTTCGAGGACGAGGACGAGACCGAGCTGCATGACCTCCTGCTCGCCGTGCGCAAGACGAACGGGCAGCAGGCCATCAGCCTCAAGAACGGCGGCCTCATCCGCTTCACCACCCGCACCAACTCGCTGGCTCGAGGCAAGACCTACGACGTGCTCATCTACGACGAGGCGCAGGAGCTCACGGACACGCAGCAGGCGGCGTCCCTGCCGGCAATCTCGGCGAGCGCGATGCACAACCCGCAGACCATCTACCTCGGAACGCCGCCAGGCCCCGACAACGTCGGCACGGTGTTCCGCGACCTCCACGACGACGTGCACGACGGCGAGTCCGAGATGGCGTGGATCGAGTGGGGCGCGGACGAGATAGGCGACGTCCACGACGAGTCCCGCTGGTACGAGTACAACCCGTCCATGGGCACCGTGCTCAACTACGAGGCCGTCAAGGGCGAGTCCGAGCAGATGCAGCCCGACGTGTTCGCGCGCGAGCGCCTCGGGTGGTGGGCGAAGACGGGAGGCTCGCTCCTCTACGCCCTGTCCTCCAAGAAGTGGGACGGGTGCCGACGCGACTCAGCGCCCACTGACGGAAAGCTCGCCTTCGGCGTGAAGTTCTCCGCAGACGGCTCCAACGCCGCGGTGTCCTGGGCGCTCGCCGACAGGGACGGACCGTCCTACGTCGAGCTGTACGACGTGATGGGCGCTTCGGGCGGAACGGTCGCGATCTCGGACATGCTCCTGCGCAACCGAGATGAGATCGCGTGCGCCTGCATCGACGGCAAGTCCGGAGCGGACGCGCTCAAGCGGCGGATGCTCGACGGCGGCTTCAGCAAGTGCGCGCTCGTGATGGGCACGCCCGCAATCGTGCAGGCTGCGGCGTCGATGCTCAAGGACGAGGTCGACTCTGGCACGCTGTCTCACATCGAGTCGCCGGCGCTCGACGACTCGGCGCGCAAGTCGCTCAAGCGCGACATAGGCAGGGACGGATGGGGCTTCGCGGACGGCCCCGACTCCATCGCCGCCCCCATCGAGTCCGCATCGCTCGCCCTCTGGGCGGCGAGAACCACGAAACGAGACCCGCGAAGGGAACAGGAGGCCAGCTTCTGATGGCAGCAGTGAACATGGAACTGGCGGGGCAGGTAGCATCCGCCGCAGGCTTGGAGCCGGGCGACGCGGCGCTCGTCCGCGAGCTCATGACCGTCTGGCGCGAGCATCGAGCCAGCAACCTCGAGCGCGAGGACTACTACCTCGGGCACGTGTCGGTGAAGGACCTCGGCATCGCCATGCCGGCGAGCCTCGCCAAGAAGATCAACCCGCGCGTGGACTGGCCCCGCAAGGCCGTGCACGCACTCGCCGACCGCTCCATCTTCAACGGTTATACGTGCGCGGATGAGCAGACGAGCAAGGCCCTCCGCGCCATCTGCGAGTCGAACCAGCTAGAGCGCCTCTACCGCAAGAACCTCATCGGCGAGCTGAAGCACTGCTGCGGCTTCTGGACCGTGACAGACGGCGGCGGCTACCCGGTCATCTCGGCGTACCCCGCCACCGCGGCGGCGGCGCTCTGGGACGACGCTCGCAAGGCCATCAGGGCGGGACTCGTCGTGGCTGAGTCCAAGAAGATGCCCGGCGACACCGAGCGCGTGCCGACCGTGGTGCACCTGCTCACCGACGACAGCCTCGTGGTGCTCACGCGCGACGGCGGCTCGTGGGTAGCCGAGTACCGCGAGCACTCGATGGGGCGCTGCCTCATGGAGCCGATGGCACACGGCGCGACGCTCGAGCGCCCCTTCGGCACCTCGCGCATAAGCCGCTCCGTGATGAGCATCACCGACGACGCCATCCGGCAGCGCGCCCGAATGGAGGTCGCCGCCGAGGCCGCGACCCTGCCGCAGACTTGGCTACTGGGCACCTACAAGAAGATGCTCAACGACGGCAACAAGTACGACGCCTCGATGGGCGCGGTCAACGAGATCACGAAAGACCCGGACGGCGACAAGCCCACGGTCTGGCAGTCCGCGCAGCTCCAGATGGCACCGCTCACGGAGTACCTGCGCCAGCTCGCCTGCCAGATGTCGGCCGTGACCAACGTGCCGGTGAGCTTCTTCGGCGTGTCCAACGACAACCCGTCCTCCTCGGACGCTATCGCCGCGTCCCTGGAGCCCTTGGTCATCGACGCCAAGAACCTCAACCGCGACAACGGCACGGCGCTGCGCAACGTGGCCTACATGGCGCTCGCCGTGGCGAACGGCACCGATTTCGCCACCGAGCGCGACGCGGGGCATGAGATCAACCCGCGATTCCTGTCCCCGGCGTACCCGTCCACGGTGAGCCTGTCCGACGCGCTGCTCAAGCAGGTGCAGGCGCTCCCGAAGCTCGCCAACTCCACGGTGGCCTACGAGATGCTCGACTACACGGACGAGCAGATCCAGCGCATCGAGTCGGATGCCAAGAAGGCGCAGGCGGGCGCGGCTATCGCATCGCTGTTCGAGCCGAAGGAGGGCGAGAATGGCGGCGGTGCCGACTAGCCTGCTGGACGAGCTGACCGATGAGGTGAACGCGCTGTCGGCAGACGCCCAGGCGAAGGTGAGGCCGGCGCTCGAGTCCCTGCTGTCGAGCTGGGAGCGCGGAGGTGGCGGCGATGTCGCCTCTCTCCGCGAGAGGGCCTACGAGACGATCGAGGCGGTGCTCGGGTACTACGCCGACACGTGCGCCGCCGCGAGGGCCGCAGAATACTACGACGCGGTCAGGGCGTCGCAGGGCTTCCCCGGGAAGTATCGGGCGGTCGCCGAGTCCATGCGAGACCCGGACGCCACGCTCGGCGCGGTTAGATATTTCATCGGCAAGGTCGTCGAGGGCGCCCCCGAGGTCTTTGTCTCGCGGTGCGTCACGAGGGTCGACGAGGAGATCAGGCGCGCCGCCAACAGGTGCGTCGCCCACAATGCGCGCAAAGACCCGGCGAAGCCGTGGTACGCCCGCGTTCCCCGTGGCGAGACGTGCGGGTTCTGCCTCATGCTCGCGTCGTTCGGCTTCTACGCCAAGACCGAGGCGGCGGCGGAGCACTCGCACGCGCACTGCGACTGCCGAATCGTTCCCGGCTTCGACGGGGTGACCACAGTCAAGGGATACGACCCTGACGGGATGTACGAGAGGTATAACGACTGCCTGGCCGCGCTCGGAGGCCGCGACGGCATCGCCTCCGACTGGTACGCAATGCCGGAGGACGAACGCGAAGCGCTCGTGAGGCGCCACGGCAACAAGGAGGGGAAGGCGTACACCGCCTACCTCAACAACCGCGTCGCATCCGAGATAGAGCTACGCGACCCGTCCTGGTACGCCGGCGGCGAGCATAAGGGCATAACGTTCACGGACGATGCGGTGAGGCGCGACAAGGTAAAGAGGTGGAGGGTAGACACCGGAGAGAGGAGAACCGCAGAGAAGTTAGCGACTCTGGGCTACAAGACTGAGTTCTGGGAAGACGAGGTGCACCTGAAGAGCGAGAACGCGCAGGGAAAAACGACCGTAAGCCGCGCCGACCTGTCCACAGGCATCGAAATCAAGACCGTGTACACGTCGAAATCGGAGAACACGTTCAAGTCGCACATGAAGTCCGTGGCCAACAAGAGCGGGGTGCGGTTCGCCGTCTTCGACGTCAGCGAGAACAAGTCGGTCACCGACAGCCAAGCCGAAGCGTGGATACGCAAGTACATGAAGAGGTACGGAATCTCTGAGGTGCGGATGCTGGGGCACGACGGGTCGCTCCAAACGATAAAAAAATAGGCGGGAGCTGCATGTCTCAATAGGTGAGTCAAACAGCTTCCGCCTAACCCCATCATACCGCATGGCCGCCCACGGGCGGCTTTTTTCATGCCGAAAAACGCCAAACAGGCCAAATCTCACGCCCGTAGGACACTGCCGCGCGACAGGGCCGCACGGCCCGAAACGCACATCTAAGGGGCTCGGCCGCACGGCTGGCCCGACGGGCCGCACGGTCCGGGAAAGGACGCGACATGGCAGCAGAGACCAACACGGAGCCCACGGGCGGTACGGAGCCGACCGGGGGCGAGGAGCCCGACTACAAGGCGCTCTACGAGGCCGAGAAGGCGCACTCCCGCAAGTGGGAGAAGCAGGCCAAGGCCAACAAGAGCGCGGCAAGCGCACTCGACGAGGCCAACCAGGCGAAGAAGACCGCCGACGAGAAGGTCGCGGAGCTCGAGAAGCGACTCGACGCCAAGGAGAAGGCCGAGGCACGAGCCAAGACCGCCGCCAAGGTCGCGCAGGAGAAGGGAGTCCCCGCCGAGCTCATCGTCGGCGAGGACGAGGAGAGCATGGCCGCATGGTGCGACAAGATGCTCGCCGCATTCAAGACAAAGCCCGCGCCGCGAGTGGAGAAGCCCGGCAGCTTCGACAAGGGCGGCAAGGGCGGGGACGAGGCGCTGCGAGACTTCGCCAAGCGCCTCCTGAAGTAAGCCAAACCCGAAGAAAGGCACAGAAATGGCTGCAAACGACACCCAGAAAATCAAGCTGCCGTCCAGCGTGGTATCCACCATCATCGGCAAGGTGAAGGACACCTCCACCATCGCCACGCTGAGCCCCAGCACCCCGCAGAAGTTCGCGGACACGACCTACCTCGTGTTCAACCCGACCGCAGAGGCCGAGGTCGTCGCCGAGGGCGGCAAGAAGTCCGGCTCCGAGATCTCCACCGACCCCGTGGTCGCAAAGCGCGCCAAGATCGTCACGACCACGCGCGTCTCCGACGAGCTGAAGTGGGCCGACGAGGACAACCAGCTGGAGATCATCTCCAACATCATCGCCGACCAGACCGCCGCCGCGGGCCGCGCGCTCGACTACATCGTCTACCACGCCATCAACCCCAAGACCGGCCTCGGCCTCACGGGCTACACCGCCCTAACCGCTGACAAGGACGTCCACAGCGTCGCCAAGACCGACTCCCCGGTCGACGACATCGACTCCCTCTCCGACGCCCTGCTCGACTACGGCATCAACGGCATCGCCATGAGCCGCCAGTTCGCCTCCGAGCTGCGCAAGCTGCGCGTGCCCGCCACCGGGCAGCGCCTGTACCCCGAGGTGCCGCTTTCCCTCAACGTGGGCAACCTCGACGGCATCCCCGCCTCCGTGTCCGGCACCGTGAACGGCCGTCTCGCCAAGACCCCGACCAAGGTCTCCGCGATCATGGGCGACTTCTCCGCAATCAAGTGGGGCATGGTCCGCGACATCACCGCCGAGGTCATCGAGTACGGCGACCCCGACAACACCGGTCAGGACCTGAAGGGCTACAACCAGATCGCCTACCGCACCGAGGCCGTCCTGGCATACGCGGTACTCGACCCGAAGGCCTTCGCCGTCCTCAAGAGCGCCTAGGGGGTACCGAGATGGCTCAGCTAGTCCAGAAATTCATCGTGGAGGACGTGGGCAAGGCGTCCAGCATCCTCCCGCAGCACGTGGCGCTCGTCTCGCCCGACGGCAAGCCGCTCGTCGTGCCAAAGAAGGTCACCAACCCCGGCGCCAGCCCGACCGTCGCGAAGGTCGTGCAGGCCCTCGTCGACGCCGGGATCATGGAGGCCGAGTAGCGATGGCCGCGCTCGCCAGCGTCGACGACTACAAGGCCCGCTACGGCGAGCCCGCGGACTCGGCGCGCACCGAGGTGCTGCTGCAGGACGCATCAGACCTGATGCTCGCGGCATTCGAGGACCGAATCGGCGAGTACACCGAGGGGGCGTGCCCGGCATTCGACCGAGCGGCCCCCGCCGTGTGCTGCCTGCTCGTCAACCGCGTGCTCTCGGCACCGTCCGCGATGGCAGGGGCCACGCAGTACAGCCAGGGGGCGGGCATCTATACGGCATCGGTGACCTACGGCTCGGCGCTCGGCGATATGTACCTAGGTAAGAGCGACCTCAGGCGCCTCGGCCTCACCGGTCAGGCGCTCGGGTCGCTCACGCCGCTGGAGAGGGGAGGGGTGACCGAATGATGTGCCTCATCTCCGGCGAGACCGTGACCGTGCGCAATGCGGCCCAGTCATACGACGAGCTTGGCGAGCCTGCCGGCGAGACGGTGTCCGAGGAGGCGGTCGACAACGTCGTCGTGTGCCCCGGCGCGACCGCCGACCTCGACTCGACGCGCCCGAACGGCGTGACGGTCGCCTATACGCTCTGCTTCCCGAAGGGCGCAGACGTTGACCTCAAGGACGCGACGGTCACGGTGCGCGGCACCGACTACAAGGTGGTCGGCGACCCCAAGCGATACACCGCGGCCAATACGCCCGGCCCATGGGACCTCACCTGCGAGGTGACCCGAACCGATGGCTAAGGCGAAGTGCGAGGTCAAGATCAAGTGGAAGGGCTGGAACCGCGGCGGATACGCCGAGGTCATGAACGGCTGGGGCGTGCAGGCCATGCTCACCGAGAAGGCCAACGCCGCCGCGGCCGCATGCAACTCCACGTTCACGCCGAAGTACGGCGAGAACGGCTACAGCACCGCGGTCGCAGGCGGTTCGCTTGCGAGGGGCCGCGTCGTCTACACGGATAGCAAGCACGCCAACGTGAGCGAGCGCAAGCACAACCGCCTGCAATCCGTCTTCGGGGGTGACTGATGGACATCGAGAGGGTAGTGGCCCAGCGCCTTATGCACGCGACCGGCATCAAGTGCGTGCCGGACGTTCCGCGCGAGAGACCCGATGAGTTCGTCCAGGTCACCCTCGCAGCCACGAGCGCGACGCGGTTCATCCAGTCGCCGCGCGTGCTCGCCACGTCGTGGGCGAAGACCCGCAGGCGCGCACGCGAGATCGCCGAGGCCGTCGAGCGGGCGTGCGCCGCCATCGAGGACGAGCCGAACGTGTTCTCGGCCGTGCCCGACGGCACGTACCGATGGGACGACCCCGACACGGGGACTCCCAGATACCAGACGAACATCAACCTGACCATCTGCGAATAAGGAGCAATCATGGCAGAAAGCAACAAAAACAACGTCGCCAACGTCTCCAGCGCCAAGGGAGTCAAGGGCGGCTACATCTTCACGGCGCCCGTCGGAACGGCGCTGCCGAACGACTACAAGACCGCGCTGCCCACGGCGTGGAAATGCCTCGGCTACATCAGCGAGGACGGCTACGTCGAGACGCTCGACACCGACTCCGAGGACATCAAGGACATGAACGGCGACCTCATGGCGTCGCCGCAGACCTCCCGCGTCGAGAGCGCGCAGCTCACGCTCGCCGAGATCAAGGCCGCGACCCTCAAGGTCATGTACGGCTCCGGCAACGTCAAGGACGAGGCCGGCATGATCACGGTCAAGCACAACGGCGACTCCACTGAGACGTGGCCCGCCGTGCTCGAGCTCGTGCTCAAGGACGGCCGCCGCTGGCGCAAGGTCGTGCCGCTCGCACAGTCCTCCGAGCTGGACGACCTCACCCTCGCCGTGGGCGAGCTCGCCGCGCGCGCCCTCACGGTCAAGTACCTCACCGACGATGCCGGCAACACCTGCTACGACTACATCCAGTCCACCGAGACCGCGGAGGGCAAGTAATGACCGAGCTCACGTTCACCATCCCCGGCATCGACGGCGAGTTCACCGCCGACCTCGACGAGCTGCTCAGCTACAAGACGAACAAGCAGTTCGCCAAGAGCGAGACCGAGCCCGCCGGGATGTTCGAGGCCTTCGAGCGCGTCTTCGCGGGCCGCGACGAGGAGTACATGGAGCGCCTCGGCGGCTCCGTCGAGTCCACGGGCGTGCTCATGCAGGCCGCATTCGAGGCGGCGAAGGCAAAAAACTCCCAGGATTCGTCCTCGAGCTCGAAGGGCACCGCTCGGAAGTCGTAGCGGACTTCCGCCAGTACTACGGCATCGACATCCCGCTCGAGGGCGGACCGGACGACCTCCGGCGCGCCGCCCTCCTGTGGGAGCAGTTGCCGAAGGAGTCGAGGTGCGCGCGCCGCATGTACCCGGAGCTCAAGTGGAGCGAGGAGACGTACATGCTCTGGCGCATCGAGCACCAGCTCAGGAGCCTCGCGTGGGGGCTGAGCGACAAGAAGCACCGGCCGCCGCAGGAGCCGCAGCCGCTCAAGACGCCCGGGCAGCTCGCGGAGCTCAAGAGGCGCCAGCGCAACGCCCTCGCGAACAGGGCGGAAATCGACGAGATTCTAGGATTAGGAGGACGGGATGGCGACTAGCGTAGGCTCGGCATGCATCACGCTCATGCCGTCCATGAAGGGCTTCGCCGGCAGCATCTGCTCGGAGTTCGGCGACACGGGCTCCAAGGCCGGAAAGTCATTCGGCGACTCGATGACCTCCGGCGTGGACGGCGGGGTCAAGCGCTCGGGCGGGCTGCTGAACGGGCTCGGCACCGTCGCAAGGG